ATTTACGATCTCGCGCGCATTCACGAGAAGACCTCTTGGTCATTTGTTAAGACGTTAAAAGAAAATCAGGAAATTCTACCACTTTGAAAGTAATGGACGTAGAAGAAGTCGCAAAAATCGCGCAGGAGCAAATCGACAAGGAAGCGGCTAACAACCCAAATGTCAAGAACATGATGAAGATAGTGAGGGACTTCATTCATCAACACCGTGTGATGTGCTACGGAGGAACTGCGATCAACAACTTGCTTCCTCCATCAGAACAGTTCTACGACTTTACAATTGATATACCCGACTACGACTTCTTTTCAGAAACTCCACAAGTCCATGCTGCTAAATTGGCAGACAGATTAGCAAGTGCCGGTTTCGAAAGCGTCGAAGTCAAACCAGGAGTCCATTTAGGAACATTCAAAGTATTTTGCGACTATATTGGAGTAGCTGACATTTCACATCTAGATAAACCCATTTTTCGTAAGTTATGGGCAGAAAGTATTGAAAAAGAAGGAATCCATTACGTTCCACCAAATTACTTGAGAATGGCCGTATACTTAGAACTTTCCAGACCTAAGGGTGATGTATCGCGATGGAAGAAGGTATATGGTAGATTACAAAAATTAAACAACGCTTATCCTATGACCTGTCCAAAAGAAGAAATGGAAGTCAGCGAAATGTTCTTGGACGAAGACACACGTGACCAAATCAAGGAACTCTTAAAGAAAGAAAAAGTAGTTTTACTTGGATTCAATGCCTCAATGATCCAAACTGCGAAACACCAACGCAGATGGATGTTTCCTTTAGACTTACTTGCTACACCTGAACGCAGACCTGAAGTCGTTAAATCATTTGCGTTGTTCTTCGCTCAACACGAACGAGTCAAAGTAAAAGACTTTCCTGCTTACGGTGAATTACTTCCACCACACACGGACATATACGATTCAGAAACCAAAACATTGTTGGTTCGCATTTACGAAACAACAGCGTGTCACAGTTACAACGAAAGTCCATCAGGATTACTTATTGCGAGTGTTCCAACATTACTACAATTCTTCTTGGCTGCGTTGTATGCCTCTAACGAATTCAGAGACCCTTTTCCAGAACAACGATTTCTTTGCACTGCCGAACATTTGGTTAACTTAGCAAACGAGAACGTCAAACGAAGATACAAGATATTAACTCCAATAACCTGTTTAGGTAAACAACCTTCATTAGTTGATATGCGAGTAGAACGTTCAGAGATGTATGAAAAGTTATCGAAAGACAAGAACTCTCGTGAATTTTTAGAACTGTTTTTCACTTATACTCCAACGGACTTGACCAAAACACAACGTCAAAAAGTAAGAACATCATTAAGAAAGACACTGAAGCATTAAGGGAATGGAATACCTTCAAGTGCTCCGTCGAATGCGACACCAGTACATCCAGAACATCCAGCAGCACCAGTAAAATTGAAACGTCCGAAATCGTAAGTCAAACGGATTCCGTTGCCGTATTTAACGAAAATAGGCGAAGGGTTTCTATCTCCTGCGCTGTAAGAGGAGTTCAAACTAATGTAAGTCAAACGTTCTTTAAGCGCACGTGTCCAATCTTGTGCGTCGCGAGTATATTGTGGGACATAACCGGTTAATCCTGCAGGGCCTTGCGCACTCATTTATAATTACTAATATAAAGGATGTTCAAACATTGGAAACTTATCCTACTTGCCATCGTTGTTGTTGGAGTTTTGTATTTTTTGACAAGACCAACAACAGAGAAATTGACGTCTAACCCTCCAGTCGCAAACCCCTTACCAGGTCAAGGTCCCCAAGCAGGACAAGGTGCTACAATGTCTATTCCACCACCTCCAGCTCCATCTCCATCTCCATCAAGTAGTGGAACAAATCTCGCATCTTCTTCTACACCAACACCTCCATCAACAGCTGCTCCTGGAACATTAGATCCTAACTTAGTGAAAGACCAAGTTAAAGAAAACGTTCTCCAATTAAGAAGAGATTACGAAGACTTGAAAAGCCTTGACAGCAGTGGATACAATAAATTAAAAACAACTTTGCAAACAATGGACAGTGTCATAAAAGAACTTGAATCTTCTACAGCGTAAATATTACCGTTAATTTAAAACAAGTAAATGCGGAAGAAGTATATACTGCTTATTATTGTGTTTGTGTTCCTGGTTTCTGTTATAGCATACATGATCGCAAACAAAGAAAGAGTGATCGTTGAACATTTGAGCGATCCAAATTATCCAGATGTCCCAGACGATATTTTACAATTGCCGGAACCTTTGAAGACAACGGCAATCAAAAACTTTATGGATTCTCCAGCGGGAATGCGACCAAGAATAGACCGGCTGGAAAAGAACTTGAACGATTTAATAACAAAGTCTCAATCACAAGCTGCGGACGCTGAAGAAGCTAAACGCAAACTTCAAACTGTTCAATGAGACGTCCAGAATGATATTCCAGAATAAGGAGGTAATGAACCACTTACACTTGTATCTGCTTGTGGAGTTGATTGCATTAAATCATTTATAGAAGAGGCGTTCAACAAGTAACGGAAATACTGAAGCGAGGCAATTTGTCCGTTAAATCCTCCATTCAAACCAACGTGTGCGACATCATCGTTTTGTCGAGGAACGTTCATCAATGTATGGTGGAGATACAGAGTTCCATTAACGTAAATATCAACAGCAGATTGAGAAACGGCAATCGCAACATGAATCCACTTCTTTGCGGGAATGTTACTGATAGGTATAACTTCTGTTCCTCCAAAGGTGTCTAATTTCACAATCAACGAATTGCTGTTGGAATCAAGAAAGAGAGCGGGACACATAGACGATAAATCTGTGGGTCCTTTACTGAAGATGACTTTAGGTTCTCCATACTTGTAAGAGAAATCGTCTATCTTGACCCAGCAGGCGTAAGAGAACGACATACCTGGATCTTGATCATCCGAAGGAGGTAAATACAATTTACTAGAGAACGGTGTTCGTCCATCGGAAATCACGGTGGTGATTGGGTAAGTTGTTGATGCTACCGCCTTACTAGTCAAGGAATAGTAGATGATGGCTACTACTAGAATAGTAACTCCTACGGCAATTGCGATTGTATAAGTGTCCATTATTTAAAACACATAGGTATTTTACATACCAAGAAGATCGCCATAGAAGTATAGAGTTTGACTATTACGATCAAAGTAAAAATCACGTGATAATGTAGTGTATCCAGTAGGACCAAACCCAGTAGGACCAGGAGGAATATAAGCGGTTGATCCTGTAGGTCCACCGTATCCATAGAAAATTACTGTTCCACGAGGTGCTGAAGATCCTGTTGGGTAGAACAATACATTATTAACGGTTAAGGTTTGAGTTGGTGCTACCATGAGAATTTCTGCTGAAACTGGTCCAGTATTACCAATAGGAAAAGTTGCTATTGTAGATCCGTTCTGAATTGCGTTGAAATTTACTCCATCCATGTAATCTGCTAAAATATCTCCCGCAGTAAATGTTCCTGTATAAGCAGTGTTTCCGTTCTGATCATAAACATTCAATACATTTGGGTATGTTAAATCAATATAGTAAGTATTTTTATTTATGTTTAATATTTCTTGTATTTCTGCTCCTGATTCTGCTAACGTAGGTGCCACAATTTCTAAGTATGATCCTTGAGTAGGAGTAGGAAACGATTGAACAGACGATACACTTGACGCAGTTGCTCCTCCTGTCATAGTAAACGTTGTTGGTCCAACAACTTTAATATCTCCTGAACTTGGTGTCCAATTAGTGAAGGCAGGTCCTTGTGGTCCAGTAGATCCTGTTGATCCAGCAGATCCGGCTGTTCCTGGAGGTGGTCCTCCGAATGGAAGAACGCGACGCGACGCACTACCTATAGGATAAGTCGTAAAAGCTGCTCCTGATACAGAATACCAGTTAATGGTATCGTAACTTACAATAAACGATACTGTTGAATCAATAGGGTTTCCGTTTACGTCATAAGTAATTGGAAAAGTTCCTCCTGCCACCCATACTTCTCCGTTCCAAGAAACTGTATTGAATTGTATATTATCAAATCCTGCTATATTCGTCCAGTTGTCTCCGTCTTGACTTGTCCATAAATTTGAACCAGTTCCTTGACCTACACATACCCAATAAATACCGTTCCATGCGATATCTCTTGCAAAGAATTGGATACCGTTTGGATTATTTGGTAAAACACCGTTCCAAGTATTGCCTCCATCAGTAGATTTCGTAATAGAGTAAATGTATCCGTTAAATCCACCACCACATGCTAACCAATAATGACCGTTGTATCTTAATGCTGTCACAATGTATATTCCAATACTTGCAGTTAAACTAAAGTTCATACCATCAGTGCTTGTATACACTGCTGTATCGTTATAGTTATCAAGTACATCAACAATGAACCATCTATTCGCACCATCTGTTGCGACTGTTGTGGCTAAAATAGAAGTTGTTATATAACTGTAGTTAACATTCACAGCTGTCCAAGTATTGCCGTCATCCAAACTATAGAACATGTGATTAAAATTGTTAGTGTAAAGGTCATTACCTTGGGACCCTACTGCGACCAAAATAGCTTGCGAGGCATTATACGCTATACTTAAACATTGTCCTACACCTTGTCCTAATTGAGAAAAAGGGTCTGTTGTAATTGCAGGAACAAACCACTCTTTACCGTTGTTGCTCTTTAAAATAGATGATGAACCTGTCATAGAAGATGCCTGTCCTCCTGCTACCCAAATACTACCTGTCCATACAACTGTGTTTCCTTGTAAGAAAAGTGGAGCAGAGCCTGTAGGTCCAGATGGACCCGAAACAGCGTTTACCCATGTTGTTCCGTTAGTAGAATACTTTATCGGACATGTGTTATCTAAACCAACTGCAACCATAAAGTTTTCGTTGGTAGAAGGAACTGCAGATGTTCCGTCTGCCGAAGTAAGAAGGATATTTCCAGCTGAATCTGTGGACATAAATGATGAACCTACAAAAATTGTTTTAGCAGCTACGTTCAAAGACTTGAATTGTCGACCTGTTGTACCAATGTTGAATGTATTATGTTGAGTTGGAATTATGTCTGCATTTACGTAAATTACAGGATCTGAACTAGAAGTCAAACCTTTACCAAAATCTGTTACTATAGATGGTCCAAGAATAAGAGCTTCCGAATAATGATTTCCAGCAAATCCGTTTGTTCCGCCATTTACCATGAGATATCCTGTTCCTCCAGATGAAACATAATGAGTAACATTTATTGAACCGGTAGGGCCAGTAGGACCTTGAAGACCAGTTGGTCCTGGATTACCTTGTGGACCAGGTGGACCTGGGTTTTTAATTTGAACACCTAGTGAACACAATCCTGAGCCAGGTGTGTATTTATACGTCGACATTCTTATTATATTTATTATATACTTGAATAACCAATTTATTGACTCATTAGAAACTGAATTCCTTGATTGTTTTTCCTAATGTGTCATACACTCCAAATTTAACAGCGTATCCTGTAGTATCTGCGGCAAGAGATGTTACATTCGCAGTTTGTGAACGACAAGCAGTGTCTTTAGAGAAGAACGTTGCGGCATCTGTAGGGCTCAAACTTGAGTTAGAGTATTGGAAGTTACAGAGTAAGCCAGAATATCCTCCATTTGGAGAAATTTGGATGTTTCCAGTAGCAGGTTTAGGGACTCCAGAAATGAAGCATGATTTGACTAATTTGCCATCAATGTATACGTCGAGGTTACGATCGAAGACAGTCAAGGATACAGAGAACCAAGATTGGAGAGGAATGTTAGGAACTTCACAGATGAATACGTCTCCGTTAGAATTGGAATCTCCGTAAGCGGCAGGTTCATTTGAGGCAGAGGAGTTATCGGCGGGGAAGACAGATATGGAAATTCTGAGAGTGTTATCTGTTGGATGTAAAACTACACGAGGATTTTGAATCATTGCGACCATTGGATCTGATCGAACGACTACTGGTTTTTCTTTTCCGTATCCGTAGTTCCAGTCTTTCACGTACATCCACCATTGCATTCCGTAAGATCCAGTGCTTACTGCTGAAAGAGGAGCAGCTGTAGCAGTAACATAAGTTCCAGTTGTTGTATCTTGAGGACCTGGTAACATGCCTTCACCAAACACCCAACTCCATAAATAGGGAGGAGGAGGTTGTTGTCCCTTAGGAATAGCAGGTGTCGCAATATCAGAGGCTGCTTGGTTGTAGAGTGAATTTGTTGTATCTGAGGCAGTAGTCGATGCTTGATTGTAGAGAGAGCTTGCTTGGTCTGAGGCAGATTTATAAGCATCTGAAGATGTAACAGCATTTGCTTGGTCAGAAATAGATTGAGTTGCCTTATTCAAAGTGTCCGTTAAGTCCTGTGTGTTAGACGTAGATGTAGTTCCATCAGGGTTTGTGAAATGTTGAGCTACACCGGGGAGAATGTAAGTTCTAAGTCCATTGTTACGAGCATATAAATCGTAAAAGATGAGACCTAAAATGATAAGAATAACAATACCCACTATTCCTAATCCTAAATACAATCTCGTCCTCCATAAAGAAGATACTGCCTCGGCTGCTACTCTGTTTGCTTCTTCAATTGCTTGTTGAGCTGCCGCTGCGTTTTGTTGAGCAAGAGATGTTAAATATTCTCCTGAAAAAGTGGCACCCTGTGCTTTTGATATATCTGGAGCAACAAAGGTAGGTGCCTGAACTTGTTTCGTTTGAGATCCTCCCATTTGTTAAAAAGACCGAAGTAAAAAACGGACCATATAACAGTGAAATGAACGTCAAGGAAATGTATTGTAACAATTGCGGAGGGAAAGGGCATGTATTTAGGTCATGTAAAGACCCAATAATATCTTGCGGTATTTTGTTGGTAAGAGGAGCATACGAACCTCTTAAGTTGCCAGTAGATCCAAGAACGATTGGTGTATTGATGGTGAAACGCAAGGATTCTATGTCCTACATGGAATTCATAAGAGGAAAATACGATCTAGGGGATTTGGATTACGTCAATAATCTGATTGGAAATATGACTATCCCCGAGCAGAAGAAGATCGTTGAGGAAGAGTTTGATACGTTGTGGACACAATTATGGGGGCAAGGTAGAGATACACACTCTACAGAATACGAGATATCGAAGATGAAGTATTACCAACTGGATAGGAGGGCGATAACAACAACAAATAGATCAAGGTATCCGGAACCTGAATGGGGTTTTCCAAAAGGAAGAAGAAATCGCGGTGAATCTGATTTGGAGTGTGCTACTAGAGAGTTTTGGGAAGAAACGAACATAGCTAAGGAAGCATACACCATAAAAGAAGATATGGTCTTTGTAGAGAACTTCAAGGGAACCAATAATATCCAGTATCGTCACATATACTTTGTAGCACTCTTGGACTCGTCAAAGACAATCAACACAAAGCAGAAACTGACGTATATGCAGAGCAAGGAAATATCGGAAGTTGGATGGAAATCGTTGTCCGAATGTAGAAGTATTATAAGACCTCACTACGTTGAAAGACTGAAACTTCTGAATGACCTTGAACGTATGATTGCCACATATCAAAGTGTGAGTAAATAAGCAAGGATGGATATCGCTGTTAAAACTGCAATCATGTTCGGAGGATTTACCGTATCTGGAGCGTGTATTATCATGGCGGCCACATATACGAAATGTTCCAAATACAATGTATCGGACGCATTCAAGAATGGGGCCATTATATCCGCGTTTCCAAGCATAGCGTTCGCTGTTGCCTCGTTTTTTGAATTTGTGAGAAACCCCTTTGTCCACTTCTTTGAAGAGTTTGGTATAGAACACGAAACAGCGCTCAAATTAGGTATGGGATACTTTATGATGCTTTTTATTTGGCCAGCCACAATTTGGGGAATCATAAAAGGTGAAACCGCAGCTTGTGTAACAACTGCTGACGAAATAACAGACTTCAAGACGAAGTTGTTGTCTCAATTACACGACAAACAACAAGCAGACGCAAAAGCAACAGCGCCTGTAAAAACAGCATAACTATAGATCAAAATCCAAAATATACACTACCACAAGATACGACACGATGGCAAGACCTATGATCCAAGTCCAAACAGGGAACACAGTGGATTCACGTTTTCCAACACCGAAGGGTCGGACATTTCCATCTTTACCAAAGGCAATAGCAGGTTTTAGGTAGAGAAACCCAGCAACAAAAAACAGGTAAATAGCAATCATCCATAATTTAGGATTTCTTCGCACAACTTCTTCCATTATCATTTCGTTCCCAAAAATAAGTGAGAGAATGGCGTATGTCCTACCCAATCGTAAAGCATTTGCCGACGCAATAACCCGTGTATTCCTTAAGTATCGTCAGAAAGATGTAGAAGGCACCGACGGACGACCTAAAGAACTTTTCCCATACCAAAAACTGGTTCGTGATTACTTGATGATTGAAACACCATACCGAGGTCTTTTATTGTATCACGGTCTTGGTTCAGGTAAAACATGTTCATCTATTGCCGTAGCAGAATCATTGATGTCAAACAAGAAAGTATATGTCTTGACACCTGCCTCCTTGGAAGAAAACTATATTGGAGAAATTCGAACTTGTGGAGACCCAATTTATGCTTATGAACAACACTGGGAAGAAAAGGCAGTCCGAAGTGAAGAGGATAGAGAAGCGGCAAAATTGTTGGGAGTTACAGACGAGTATTTGGACAAGAACGGAAGATACTTCACAACCGTAAAAGATGCTCTACCTAATTTCAAGAACTTGTCACGAGACAAGCAAAAAGGTATTGAAGCGCAAATTGAAGACACTATAAGTTCGCGATTCAATTTCATAAGATACAACGGTATTTCCAGTAATAACATCGACCGTATTTTGCCTTCAGAACATATGTTCGATGACGCAGTGGTAATTATTGATGAAGCACACAACATCATTACATCGGTAGTCAATCAACGAGACATCAGAACCAGAATATACGACTACATTTACAAGGCAAAGAACTGTAAGGTTGTAGCTTTATCAGGAACACCGGCAATCAATAGCCCACAAGAAATAGCCTTTCTAATGAACTTGTTACATGGACCAATAGAGCAAGTGATTGTTCCAACAAAGAGCGCAGTTACATGGGACGAGGCACTTATGACTGCCTTTTTCCGTCAACAGAAAGATGTGGACACCATAGAATACAACTCGGTAAAAAGAACGTTTTTATTAACACGTAATCCTCCTTACTTTGAAAGTGTGTATAACGAAAAAGGAGAACGTATAGCAGTAAAATACAACAAGGATTTCAAGCAAGAGGAAGATATCAAGAAATGGGTAGGCACTTGGAAAACAGCATTTGAAACCAAATTTGCAGGAGTTGAGTTGGTCAATGAAGACAAGATGGTAGTCCAAGAACTCCAATGTCTTCCAACAGATATTCCAGACAACGAATTCACAAAAACATTTATTGATGGATTGAAGGTCAAAAATGCGATGCTTTTCTCAAGACGCGTCCAAGGTTTAGTTTCGTATTACAGAGGAGCAGACGAAAAGAAGTTACCTAAACGATTGGATGAAGATAAGACACTTGTAAAAGTTCCGATGTCTGATGAACAATACTTGAGATACTTGGAATCACGTTCAGATGAAATCAAGAGAGAAGCAAAAAAGAAACGTATGCCTTCGTTGAACGACAGTATGGGTTCTTTTCGTATGACGTCCCGTTTAGTTTGTGATTACGCTATTCCTCCTGAACTGAAAGTAGGAGATGTCAATGATGAAGACGAAGAAACAGTAGCAGATAAGGAAGAAATATTGACAAGATTGAAAGCAGATCCAAAACGTTACTTGTCGCCCGCAGGATTAGCAAACTTTTCTCCTAAGATGGCTACCTTGCTGAAAGATGTGAAGGCCAATATGGGAAAAGACGGTAAGTGGAACAACCAATACGTTTATTCACAATACGAATCATTGGAAGGTTTAGGTGTTTTCAGAGCAGTATTGGAAAATAACGGGTTCCAAGAATACAAGTTGGTGAAAGACGCAGGAATATGGAAGGAAGACCCATCGATGGAAAAAGGTAAACCTGCTTATGGCTTGTATACTGGTAAAAACAAGGACGAACGTGAACTTATTCGTCAAATTTTTAATGATGAATACTCAGATACATTTCCACAAACCTTAAAAGAATCAATCAAGGAAAAGAAGTTGTGTGTCTTATTGGGAAGCAGAGCTTCAGCTGAAGGTATTACATTGAAAAACGTGAGACACGTATACATTTTAGAACCTTACTGGAATCCTGCTTTAATTGATCAAGTCATAGGTCGTGCAATACGTATTAATTCTCATGCGTCTTTACCTGAATCAGAACGAAACGTGACTGTAAAAATGTATATGTCTGTTTTCACACCTGATCAATCCACAACTGCCGATTCAGAAAAAGGTCCAAACATCGTAGCCATTCGTCGTAACGATACAGAATTGAAGCGATACGAAGGAGACGAACCAAAAGAAGCATTCATGACTTCAGACGAATTCTTATACGAAATTTCTTACCGCAAAGGACGTATCATCAAGAACATAACAAGTATACTAAAACAAGCAGCAGTAGATTGTGAAATTCATCGTAAGTTACATACGAAAGAACAACCAGTTATTCAGTGTATGCGTTTCGATACGGGAGTCACAGGAGAAGATTTAGCGTATCGTCCATCTTACCTGAACGACGAAAAAGATGAATTGTATGTTCGAAATCTTGCGAAGAAGAAACGAAGACTTCAAATTATTCGAGTGAAAGGAATTGTCATGCTTTTAGATCCGCAAACGAACGATATATTTGATTATGGAGCATGGGGAGATGAAAAGCGATTGTTCAAAATAGGTATTCGTTCAGGACCAAATATACTGAAGTTTTTACCAGACGTAGTTCTTTAAATTGTTTTTATAGGTGATTTACAAATGGCAACAGTATCTAACGCTGGAGCAGGAACATCAATGGCTAACGTGCAAACTGGAACTCGCGGTTTATCTGCGAGTGACTGGACAAGATTACTTAAATTACGTCAAGCAAGAACTTATGTTACTGCTAACTTGACAAACAACGTGGATATCGCTGGTCAAGATCCAGCACAATTACCTTACAATGCTGCCTTCTTGATACCAAGAACTGGAGGTAATCCTAAGACGGTAAGAATAGCATCTATGTGGACAGACTATGTCGCATCACAAACTGCTGACTTTATCTTGAGAACTCAAGCAACAAGCAACGGAACAAATATCAACGCAAATACTCTTACACAAACTCGTTTATGTAATTGCACAACAACTACTATTAGTGGAGTTAAATTAGCAGGTTGTGTCAAGTGTTCAGTCTACACACATAAAACTATTCAATAATAAGTAAGTAAAATGGGAGGCTTAATGCAATTGGTATCAAAAGGCGCACAAGATATTCTAGTATGTGGGAACCCATCATTCACACATTTTAGGTCAGTTTACAAGCGCCACACAGATTTCGCAATGGAACATTTTGAATTGGTGTTTCAAAGCAAGAATTTACAAATTCCTCAGTCTGGGACGGTAACGATGAGGGCAAGAGTGGAACAGTTTGCGCAGTTAATAAATGATTGTTACTTAGTTCTTACTTTACCAAGCATCTTTTCACCTGTAGTTCAAGTATCATCTCAACACGCCACATTGAACTACAACTCTGGTGCCATAGGATACGACTTTCAATGGGTAAGAAATATTGGTTACAACATGATCAATTACGTTTCATTGGTCATCAACGGTCAAGAAATAGTCAGACATACAGGCGAATGGATGAAGTTATACGCTGCTATGAACTTTGACGCAAACAAAAAATTGATAGTTGATCGCATGGTTGGAAATGTTCCTGAAATGTATGATCCTGCGAACGCTTACGATAGAATGAACCAGTATCCTAACTCTATTTCCACATCCACAAAACTAGCAGAACCATCTATTTATGGAACAACACTCAACATTCCACTCCATTTTTGGTTTTGTGAAAATGTAGGAGCTGCCTTACCTATTGCCGCTCTCCAATACTCGGCAGTTGAAATTGTCGTTGAATTGAAAAATATGTATCAATTATTCACAGTTATAGATGTTCGTGAAACAATCACAGGAGTCGCAAATCCTAATTTTGGTTTAAGAGTAGCACCAGATCCAACAGATCCTGCTTTCAGTATTAGTAATTTCTTGTCTCCTCCCACATACTCTGTGACTCCAGTTCCTACAGTTCCAAACTTAACTACTTGGAATATGAACCCATACATTGAAGCAAACTACATATTCTTGAGTGACGCAGAATTAGCACACGTTGTGAAAACAGACCATTCGTTCATCATTAACCAAGTAGATATAACATCGGCTGACGGTCAATATGGTCCAAGCAATGATATGTTACTTTTGATGCGTAATTTATGTACTCAAGTCGTTTGGGTAGCACAACGCATAGACAGATTACAACAGAACGATTACGATAATTATACAAACTGGGCAGATCCTTATAAACCGCCAATAGATACCACAAATTTCACATTTTTAATGCAACCTTACGTATCAGGAAACGCTCTTCCAACAAGCGTATCTCAACGAGACATTTTGATTGAATCTACCATCGTGCTCGATGGATTAGAACGATTTTCAGTAAAACCTGCTACATTCTTCTCACAAATCCAAAACTACAGACATCAATCAGGCAGAACAATCAACGATATTCCCGGAGTGTATTCATACTCATTTTCATTAGATCACGCAACAGGCCAACCAAGTGGTCACTTGAACGGATCAATGGTAAACAAACCAGTATTACGAAACACGTATGTCCAACCTCCTGCCATTCCTCCAACTCTTTCAACTGGAACGGTAACACAATGTGTATTGAAATCATCATTAAACTTACCAAATCCTACAGTGGTCAATCCAAACCAAAAAGACGCATTTGGAAATCCTCTTTATAGTCCAAGCGACGTAGTTACAGTAGTAGTCAAAGGAACTGCTCAAACAAATCAATACACTTATAACGTTAGAGCCTTTGTGGAATCATACAATTATTTGAGAGTTACAGGAGGAATAGCGAACGTTGTTTTCAGTTCTTAAGTCGTTTGCTGTATAATAATAATGGCGACAGGTATCAGAATAAAGTCCGCAACATACGGAATTGCGACATCAAGTGTAGACGTAAGCAAGGAAGTCCTTTCTTACCTCCAAAATGGACGTATTTCATTTGTAGTAAGTCCTGCTGCTTTGAATATACAAGATCCTGCTCCGGGTCAAGTAAAAACATTGAGCGCAGTATACACTATCAACAACGGCAAGGATAACACTATTTCGGCCACAGACGATCAGACATTCACAATAGATGCTCCACCGGCAAGAATAGCATCGGGATTACAAATCAAAAAAGCAGAATACGGTTACGACACAAATTATACAGACGTCACAAGTGCTGTAAGAACGTATTTGGATAACGGGTCAATTGATATGAAAGTAAGTCCCACAACTGTAGGAATACCCGATCCAAACCCAACCAAACAAAAGTTCTTGAAAGTCGATGTTGAAATCAACGGAGAACCCAGTTCTTATAAAGTAGAAGACGGAAAGCACTTCACTCTTTCTGCTCCAGCAGTGAATACAGTAGCAACAGATAGCCCATCACAATCTTTTGGTTCATTCGTAGGTGTGTTCTTCAATCGTATTTTCACAATGATTTTCTTAACATTCTGGTTTGCTAGCACAAGAGTGGCTTTTGATTACGGAAAAGGATTGTTCAGTGGAGGTCAATATGTTCTTGGTGCGCTCACATTAGCAACAGGTGGTTTATTTCCTATTTTAATTCTTCCCTTTTTCACTTTTGTATGGAAACTGATCTACGGATAAAATAAATGTCGTCCTCTAAAATGTCTCTTGACGAAGCGACCGATATCTCTGAAGTTCCCTTCGTTACGCCTACGCGTCAAACACGTCGTTCTGATCCAGAAACACCTTATTCTCCTGCTTATGAAGTGAAATTACCTTCAACTCCAGAAGCCAAACAAATAGCCAGAGAAGTCACCAAATACGAAGATAAAGTATCTTTAGCAAGTCGCGGTTTAATTACACCTCCTCGTCAAATCAAAAAGACACGTAAAGGAGGACGCAAACAAAAATCAAAAAAGACACGCAAAACAAAACGTCGTCATTCTCGCAAGTAAAAAATTTTTATTTCTTTTTTTTGTTTTTCTAATTTTTATTTCTTTTTTTGTTTTTTTTTAAATTTTTATAATTTATTAGTTGCTGGGACCATACTTGTTTTCCAGGAACTGTCTAACATAATACATAAAGTCTTCATTAAACGCTTTCTTGTTCCATTCTTCATCGGGTAATCCGTCTACCCATTCTCGGAATTCTTCCTTCAATTCACTTGTTTTAATTGCGTCTCTTACTTCCTTGTCTTTTACAAACTCACTGAGAACATCAAATGATTGAAGTTCTTCACTGAAGCAGTCATCGCTCATGTCGAGTCTTGACTTCTTCTTTCTTGGAGCACGTGGTTTCTTAGGAGCTGCAGGAGGTTCTTCACCTTCTACTGGAGTTTCCTTCTTTGCACGTGTTTTCTTCTTTGGTGTTTCAGTTGTAGTTGTTGTCATATCGACTACAATTGGTTCAGTAGTTACTGGTTCAGTAACATCTGGTTCTACAACTGCTGGTTCAACTGCCTTCTTTCTAGGAGCACGTGGTTTCTTGACAGGAGCAGCAGGAGGTTCTATGCCTTCTGTTGTTTCTTCCTTCTTAGCACGTGGCTTTCTAGTTTTCTTAGGAGTTTCAGTTACCTGAATTTCCTTAGTAGTTGTTTCAACATTTCCAAAGTATTTTTGTTTGTAAGCTACAGCTAGAGACAATGCTCTTTCAATTATAGGTATGAATACTTCTCTACCTTCTAAAGAATTCATTTCAGTAATAAGTTCTACTATGCTATTGAAATCGTCTTTCATTGTTTGTGTAATTGTTGTGCTCATTTTGATTGATTGTTTAATTTGCTTGCTTTAATTGTTCTATGAATTACAGTTCTTAATAAAAAATAAATCCGTTTTTAATAAAATTCAAAAAGCTTTATAAAATCAAAAAAGTTTTTTATTTCTTTTTTTAATTTTTCTAATTTTTATTTTGTTTTTTAATTAGGGAATCTAATAAGTAATTTTGCATTAGCGTACCATTGTCCTTCACTATCATTAACATAGTTAATAGAATAGTCTAATAATTTACATCCGCCGTGTTTCAATCGATCACGCATATGACAGAAATGACTTTCAGGCATACGTACAATTTTTATACTACCGTCTTCAAGTTGTTCAGTTGTGGTTTTGTGATCTTCACAACATTTAATCATTTCCTGTTGGCTTGTAATTTCATTACTGAAAGCTCTTCTGCCAGGAATTTCTGTTAAATGAACGATGAATCGTTTACCGTATAAACCGGTGTAATCGTCAAATCCAAATCTAAATCCTCCTTCCATTAAACTACGAGTCAATGTTCTGAATTCTGTATCAGAAAGATCAGTAATATCGAAGTCATTATCGTCATTACCTACATTTTCCATAGTTGGATGAAATCTACATACGTCAGTATAATGTTTCATTTGAACTGCTGTGATTTTTGGTTCGTTTGGTGCACTATATATAATTAAGTGTTTTTCGGGATTTTCGTTAGTTTCTGCGTCAACAGCTTCGATAATAACAAAGTCGAATTTCCCGTCTTTCAAACTACGTGTGAGTAGTTTTCTATTTACTTTTTCCATACCATTCAAGAAATATATCTCTTTGGATGGATGTTTAACTATTCCTTTATCACCAAACAATTTGATAATATCGGAAGTTTGTCCCATAGGAACATTTCGAACATACTTGTGAAGAGTAGTTCTGTCTCGGTGGTCGCCTAAGCAACCTCCTTCACCCGGTTTTAACATCGGGTTTTCAATGCCACATCCATGTTTCGTGTCGATGAATTTGCATTTTTCATGACGGAAAGGACAATTGTCATATATACAGTCGTTTCCGTCTTCGCACCATCTAACTATGGCGCCGCGTTTTGATTGATTATCTTGGTTCATCTTGCTTGATGAATTATACGAGGTCAGCTATATCGAAGTCTTGCTTGATATAGATGACAATTGGGGGGAAAGTATAAACGTTCCCTAGGATAGTGTGTTTCTTATTCTACTTTATCTTTAATCGAGGTCGGCTATAACTAAATCTTATGTTTGTTATAGACGACAAGTGTGTGTATTGTTTTATAATCATATTGAACTACCAAATCTTAACAAAAACAAATTCGTTTTTTATTTGCGTTTTTCACTTCATATTATAGTTGATCAAAATTACAAATGTCTAGCACTGAATTCGCCAAGGCACATTTACGCGAACATTTAGTTGGATTATTAGTCAGTCCTGTAGCAGACGGATTCTGGTCCATCTATGATTCCGCTAAAGAGTTATGCGACCGAAACGGACAATTAGATCAAGTATTAAGAACCTTTCAAAATATGTTAACTCGTATCCCCGAATGGACAGAAGAAACATTGAATACCGAAGTAGATCGCATAATAAAGGTCAGTAAATGCACTTACTTAGATGATCTCTTGATGGGTGTATTCATTTCATACATGAAATCGTTTGCGTCCCTTCATTACCGTGGAAGTTCGTCTGAACTCAAAATTGAATTTGAACGTCCTTCTATCTCTAAGTTCATTCACGAAATGTATAAGCAATCTGCTCGTAAAATGTGGCAAATGGCATACTATTTCAAGACAGTAGGAGTCGCATCTGAACAACAAGCACGCAACCGTCAAGATATTGAACGAGTCATTACTGAATGTATGGAACAAGTCATTCGTAGTTTCTTACCTTGGGAAGCAATTGCCAAGAAATACTTTGCTGACGACGAATATGCTACACCTACACCAGTTACAACAGAAAGTGTAGTTTCTGAACCTATTTCTATTCCTGAACCTCCTAAGGTAATGTTTGAAGAAGGAACAAAAGAAGAAGACGGAGAAGATGATGATGAAGAAGATGACAATGGAACCGATGATGGACGAGGTCTCTTAGAAATCGGAGATGAAGAAGCCACCATTGAATTTGAAGATATGGACAAGCCCAAAGAAGAAGTTAAGAAGGTCGAAGTTGTAGAAGAAGTTGATCCATTGAAAGAAATTGAAGGAAAAGCCACTGAAGATACTCTCGTTCTAAATTTGTAAAATTTAGCGTGAAATCCGAATAAATGATGCTCGTTATTGCTTCTATCGCCGTTGCGTTGGTATGTTTTATCGTTTATGCTTTAGAACGTCGTTCTAAAAGCGAACCTATTGTATGGACAGACGCAGGAAAGATCACAATATTTGGTGGAATCATAGCAGCTGGAGTGGTATTTGCGACCACTACAGATGTTGTTACTGATACAGTGAAATCAATGGAAATACCTGCAGTGCAAGATATGTTTATTGGCCGCCCAACTTTCTAAATAATGGAAAAACCAAAATACAACAGAGACAACTTTATACGTCAACCGGGACAACTTCCTCCCCAACAGGCACCGAATCAACCGCGTAAAAAGATTTCAAAGACAAAATTTCGGTTTTTGGAACTGCGTTTTTGGAATATCTCGCAATAGCTTTATACAAATGGAATCCGTGATATCTATCATGTTTCGGGTTCTCTTTGCCAAACAAAATTGAGTTTCCGTCT